ATCCTACGATTTAAGTTACTATAACGATTACATTGGTGAAATGGATATTTCTCAGTTAGATCAGAATGACAATACTGCATCTGCCATTCGCGTACATGAAGTATTCCCTAAGTCAGTCGGGCCCATCGAATACAGTATGGAATCTGGAAACTCTTTCTTGACAGTAACAGTGCAGATGGCATTTAAAAACTGGACACCTCTTGGATTTAACTATCAGGGCACAAAAAGTGCAACTTGGATAGATGCTGGTTTGAATGGTAATGCACAAAGCGAAACAGGACTTAGATTTAGTGAAACAGATCCTCTTTACAGGTTGCAGAATTTATTTGGAATTGGTATACCCCCCGAAGGCCAACAGATCATAAACACAATGAATAGTGTGAGAAATTTTACAAGCAACCCGTTACAATTTTTGACAGGTGGACTTTCTAACGCAATAAGAGACTTTTCGTAAGTAACCTAAATAATATTAACATTATGTAACAGGAGATAATAATGGCATTACCAAAACTGGCCACGGCTAAGTATGAATTGATACTACCCTCGACAGGGAAAACGATTGAATATAGACCCTTCTTAGTAAAAGAAGAAAAGATACTACTAATTGCACAATCAACAGGTGAAGACTCTGACATGTTGCGGGCAGTAGAACAGATTATAGAGAATTGTACGTTTGGAGAGTTAAAACCCAATACACTACCATTCTTTGACATTGAATATGTTTTTATTAAACTGCGTTCTAAGTCAATTGGTGAGGTTGCAACAGTTAAGTTGTTGATGCCAGATGATGGAGAGACACAAGTAGATGTAGAGATTAATTTAGATGAAGTTGAGTGTGTACGAGATGTATCACATAACGCTGAAATTAAATTAACCGATACTGTAGGGTTAACATTAGAATATCCTCGCGTTGACTCTATCGCTAAGGTAACTGATTTATCAGAAGGTGAAGCAGGATTTGCAATCGTTAAGGATTGTATATCACAGATACATGACGAAGAAAATGTTTATGCAAAGAGTGACATGGATGCAAAGGAACTAGATGAGTTTATTGACTCATTATCACATAGCCAATTTGAAAAGGTTCAAGAGTTCTTTGATACTATGCCCAAGGTAAAACATTTAGTTAAGGTAAAGAACCCAAACACTGGGGTAGTGAATGAAATTGTGATTGAGGGTATGCAGAATTTTTTCTAATAGCCCTCTCTCATAATACTCTTGAGAACTATTTTAGACTGAATTTTACACTCATGCACCAGCATAGTTATTCTTTATCTGAACTTGAAAGTATGTTGCCATGGGAGAGGGAGATTTATATCGCTCTTTTAACACAACACTTAGAAGACGAAGCAATGAGGACTCGCCATGAGTCAATGAACAGATAGGAGAATGGAATGTCAGATGAAAAGCAGTTTTTAGGACACCACCCAGCAGATAGTAATGGTGATGGTACAGTATCAGAAGAAGAACATGCATTACACATGGAATTCAAGCGCAAAGAACTTGAAGATGGTGATGCAATGCGTGATGCACAGAGACAAATGGCATGGTTTGCATTATGGGGTATGTTGTTATATCCTTTTGCAGTTGTACTTGCATATTGGTTAGGACTCGGTGAAGCAGGCAAAGTACTAGGAAGTATGGCAAGTGTATACTTCGTTTCAGTCGCCGCAATTGTCGCTGCATTCTTTGGTACTCAAGCGTACACCAAGAAGAAATAGGAAATAACAAATGGCCAAGTTAGAAAACAGTTTTTCACAAATAGCCCTTGACATAGCTAAGTCGAATGCGTCACTCGAGCAAGCTATGAATGATAATGCTAATGTTGCTAAGCAGGGTTTCAATACTATAGGAAAAGGGATAAGTGCATCTGGTGAAGGACTTAAATTTGCGCTTGGTAAACTGCCTGGCGCTAAAGTCTATCAAAAGTTGTTTCGTACTGAAGGACAGAAACAGGCCAAGGAATTAAAACAGGCAAATAAAGCACTTGCTAAAAACTTGGGTATTCCTCAGAAGGAACTTCTGAAGTTTCAAAAGGCAGCAAACCTAAAGGAGCAAACAGCGAAGTTCAATAAAGACCTTATTGAATCTGTAGAAAAAATGGGATTAGAAGCTGGAGATTTGGGCAAAAATGCAAACAAAGATTTGAAACTGGCGATGAATAAAGACTCCAAAAAGGGGCCATCTGGGGCAAAAGCAGCTGAGATTGCTGGTGAAGCAAGAGATCAAGCAGATGATACATTATCAGAACAACAGACTCAAACTGGTTTATTACGTCAACTTGTTGGACTAAGCGAAGCGGCCGAATCGGGTGAGAAGAAGAAAGGTGGTGGTTTCCTTTCATCCCTAGCAAGTCTAGGAAAGACTATTATGACTGCCGTTGCTGGTTTAGGTGCATCATTACTTGCCGCAACTGGGTTGCCCGTACTAAAGAAGTTAATCTTTGGTGGGCCCAAGAAAGGAGTTCCAACAGTTGGAAGAGGCCCAGGCGGCAGATTCACTGCACTTCCAAAAAAGAAAACTGGATTGGCGAGAGTTGCTGGTGCAGCCCTTAAAGGTTTAAAATTTCTTCCTGTCGTTGGACTTGCGGTTACTGCTATAAGTGGTCTTTGGGATGGTTTTACTGCTGGTATGAAAGAAGCAGAGAAAGAAAATTCCACTGGGATGTCTATTGCCAGAGAGGCGACTGCTGGTGTGTTGTCTGGATTGACATTTGGACTTGTAGATCAAGAGACTATTTCTGGTGGTATGACAAACATTGCTACTAGTATTGGTGGACTAAGTGACTCGGTAGGTGCTAAACTTACTGAGCTTGGTGTAACTCAGACATTTCAGTCTGCAAAGGATAGTGTACTTGCATTTGGTTCTTCAATGTCTACTAAAATTGCCAGTATAGAAATTCCTACGTTTGCAGAAGCGTCTGCATCAGTTCTGAACTTTGGTACAGGGTTAGCAACTGCAATAGGTCTTCCAATACCCACCTTTGATGAAGCTAAGGCAAGTTTGACTGCAATGGGCAATAGTCTTACAGCAGGATTTACTAGTATATTTGGTGAAGAAGATGGTTCCTTTAGTTTCGCAAGTGTTTCAAAGGGAGTTGCAGGTTTAGCTGGTGCGTACTTTGGGAAGATTAAAGATATATGGAAAAGTATTACAGACTTGTTCCCAACATGGGAAAAAATCAAAGAAATGTTACCTTCTGTTGGTAAGATAACAAACATACTATCAGGTGGATGGTTTGGTGGTGATGATGCTGAGGTAAAGTTTGACCCGAAGAATTTTGTATCTAGATCAGATGTTAAGACTCTAGTAGCCACAGCGGTGACTAAGGCCTTGAATGAACAGGCTATGATGAATAAAACTAGTGCGGCAGCTGCACCATTTATGTTTATGCAAGGTGCTCAAAATAGGACTTCGATAACTACTATCAACAAGCCTTTGGCAATGCCTGTGGTAATAAAAGAAGATAATATGTTTAACCCAATGAACTGGTTCTAATTACTTAGTGGTTGCAATGAATACACCATTCCAATCACTAGGTAAGTCTTGCTTTAACATGTATTCACATCGTTCTATCCACATGTCATAATACTTGTCCAATTGTCCACCAAACTCACCCTTTAACTTCTGACAGCTTACTATGGCTGTTGAGAAGTTTTGGGTGGTGTAACTCTCATGCATATACTTGTGTCTCGTTTGTGATTTTACGTCACAGTGAGTATCTATTACAGTGTATATTCTAATACCCACAGTCTTACCCTTAACCGCAAGGTCATCCACTTTAAGGTAAAAGAAGTTGTCTTTGGTAGCGTTGTATGTATTTTCACCTACCAGTAAGACACACCCATATTCCTTACACTTTGATTCTATTCTTGCAGCGGTACTAACAGAGTCTCCAAGAATGTCATATGAATGTCGTGCGGTTGATCCCATCTCTCCAATATAACCAACACCAGTATTAATACCAGCCCCCATACCAACTGCTGGTCGCCCTTCGGATACAATTCTTTCATTGAATACCTCCACTGCTTTTAACATATCCAAACCACACTGAACGGCAGTCTTTGGATGATTAAGGTCTTCTATTGGGGCGTTGTGTATATGCATAGATGCGTCACCGATATACTTGATTACCATTCCGTCTGCGTCTAGTATAGGTTGTGTGATGGCATCCATGTAACCATTCATTATCTCTGTTAACCCCTTAACATCATCACCAAATGATTCACCTAATGGAGTGAACCCTCGTAAGTCTGAGAAACAGATGGATACTTCTCTCTTAATACCATCCTTAATTAGAGAAGGATTCTCCTGTAACATCTTCACCACTGTAGGAGATGCATACCCAGCGAACTGTTTCTTGATTGCTTGTTTCTCAAAGAATTCTTTTGTGAACCTGTTGAATATTGCATGGAATCCCACTAAGGTTGTTACTATAACAATCCAACTCCAATCAATCAACCAGAGATGGTTCATAAAGTAATAGAACGCACCATACACAGAACCCACTGGAATTGCAATAATCATAATACCTGATAGCCAGTATGGAGCTCTGGTAGCTAGTAGTACAAGAAGTAGTCCAAACATCAGTGCGGCAACCCACTCTAAGAATGTGGACTCTGCAAATCTAACTAGAGTCTCCCCATTTAGGATTGTCTGTAAGGATACTGCAACTGGAATGTAAGAGTATTGTTCACCTTTTGGTGTTGCAATGACACCACTGAGGCCTTCAGCAGTTGCACCGATAATAACTATCTTACCTTCTAGAGATGTGTAGTCACTCGTACTTGCACTCAGTGTAGGGAATTCTTTGTTGTACCTTAACCAGATTCTACCAAATGCGTCTGTCTTGATGGTAGGGTATGATGGTACACGCATTGCAGTGATACCACCCTCTTGTGTCTTAACTTGATATGAGGGGTCGCCTGTTGCAACACGAATTGTTTCCATTGCAATAGATGGGAATACGTCCTCTCCTACCCTCATTAAAAGCGGTAAACGTCTTACAACTCCGTCTATCTCTGGAACTGTTGATATTACACCAACACCATCTGCGTTCATTCCTAACAGTTCGATTGGCCCCAGCATACCATCCCATTCAAATAACCAAGGAATAGGGTTTCCTATCTTCGCAACTCCTCTTGGAACTGCGTTCTTGTTTATTTGGGATGTACCTGTTTGTGCAATGACAACACCATTGCCGGCAATTGCCTGTGCCAAGTCCATGTCACCACCTAGTCTATCCTGTTCCGAAAACAAGATTGGTAGAATGATTATTCCAGCACCAGCATCTCTTAGGTTCCAAATGATATTTGCAATGTCAGTTCTCTTCCAAGGCCACTGTCCATACTTCTCAATAGACTTCTCATCTATCTCAAGTATTGCAATGTCTGACGATACTGTTGGGGTGTCGTATTGTTGAATTAAGTCGAAAGACTTTAGACGTAGTGTTTCCTTAACAAAGGGGTCACTCCAACCAATGTAGGATATAATCGTGAGGGTGATTAGGGCAGTTGCCCAATGAGTAATCCATTTCATTCCTGTGTCTCTTTCCATGCAAGATACTCTTCTATCTTGTCACATACCTTTTCGTGTGCATACATGGAATCTTCTGTGTACATTTTACCACAAGCCAGACACTCGTATATTTCTTCTTCTTTAATGATTTTCCAAGCTGTCGCTCGTTCAATCATATCATACCTTTGGCTTTTGCCACCCATATAACACCGCCTGCAACTGCTATTATCATAACAAGTAAAACAGATATTGCAATTGTCAAGGTATTGTCCATTTCTTTAGAGGCTGCTGCATTAGCCTTCTTTCGCTTAGTAGCCCGTATTTTGATACCCTTGTTGTAGTCATCCCTAAATTTACAGAAATCAACATAGCCCATCAATCTTTGCTTGTTGAGCATAAACTTTAAGGTTTCTTCGTTTTTCTTTAGTTGTTCCTGAGCCTGAAATGCTTCCATAACATTACCAGTGCCAGCTTTAACTTGTTTGTTAATTGCCTTTTCTGCACCGAAATATTTTGTTATTGCTGCTCCTGCACTAGCAATATCTTTGCCATTCGATATTGTAGTCTTTATTACCTTGAATGCCGCGTTGGCTATCATTA